TCTTTAAGTATATCTTTATTATTTAAATAGTTAACTTTTCTCATAAAAACTCCAATGGTTGTAATACATTATAATATACACAGTTAATTTTGTCAACTAAATAACATATAGGAGACAATAATAATGCCAATGCCGTATATGGGAGTAGGATCATCACCAGCAGCTGGTGGATCATCAATACAGTCAGCTGCATCACAAGCTCGAAATGCAATTTCGCCACAAGCGGCAGTTAGCAATCTTTTAGGTAGCGCAGCAAAGTTTGGTCAAGGACTAATAGGACAAGCTGGTGATGCTATAAAAGGTATCGCTGAGGATGTATTTACCGCAAAAAACTTTATGAGTTTGCTTCGTGGCGGAGGCCTTCCTAAGTTCGGTATGCCAGGGGGCGTTGGTTTTTCAGACGTCAGTTGGAAAGGAACAGATAACGATGACTGGCGTGTTAGACTATCGATTCCTCCAGGAATGGGGTTAGAACCTAATCTTGCAGCAGCATTAGGAAAAACAAGCGGAATGGTCTTTCCGTATACTCCGTCAATTGTTATGAGTCATAGCGCATCTTACTCACAAGTTAAACCTACTCATAGCAACTATCCGTTTCCTGTTTATCAAAGTAGTCAGCCTGATAACATTCAGATCAGTGGTGACTTTATAATCGAAAATGAAGCCGAAGGAGTATACTGGGTTGCAATGGTACACTACTTAAGAAGTGTTACAAAAATGTCATACGGTAATTCAAGTAACCAAGGATCTCCGCCACCAGTGGTGCAACTTAATGGTTACGGTGACTTTGTATTTAAAAATGTACCAGTTGTAGTACAGCAATTTACGTGTGATTTGCCAGCAGATGTAGATTACATTTATGTACCTGCGTTAGATACATGGGCACCGACTAAGAGCATGGTTTCAGTGGTGCTAATGCCAACATATAGTAGACGATCTGTGCAGCAATTTAGTTTAGACAAATTTGTTAGCGGTGGATACGCTAAAGGAAGTGGACAAGGGTTTATTTAATGGCAGCTTATATTGGAACTAGTCCGTGGTATAATACACCTACACAGGAAGGACAGTATCTCGACATATTAAAGATACGTCCTATACCTGCCGAGTCAGATGATGTGCTTATTACTATACAACCACAATACAATCATAGACCTGACTTGTTAGCGTTCGATTTATACGGCGATAAAAACTTATGGTGGGTGTTCGCTCAACGTAATATGGAAATTCTTAAAGACCCTATTTTTGATCTAGTACCTGGGATTGAAATATATGTTCCTAAAGGCGATGCATTGACAAGAGTGTTAGGAATTTAATATGGCATTAACTCCGCAAAATTTGTCAAATAGATTAAAAGCAGCAGGTCGAAGCCTATCTGATACTATTGATGCAGCGGCACCCCAGCTTACAACCGCAGTTAATAATCTTTCTCAAAGTGTTAATATTTCTGTTGACGGTGCGCTAGACTCAGTTACAGGATCTATACAAGAGTTACAAGGTGCCACAGTTAATCTAGCAAACAGCTTAAACGGATTAACTGGACCAGGTATTGGACAAAGTATTGTTGGTAATATTGCTAACGGAATCGGCACTAATTTAGTAAACAGTATTAAGGGCGGCATTGGCGGCTTCTTAGGAGCAGCGTTTGGCGGCGGATTTGGAAGTGTGTTTGGCGGATTAGGAAAGCAGCCTAATCCTTTAGAACAATTTGCAAGCTACAATTGTGTGTTTACATTAAGCTGTTTGTCAGATTTTGAATTAGCATTTCCGGACTTAACATATAGACGCCGTGATCCGGCAGTTGTTATACTTAGGAGTGGTGGCGGACCAACACCAGGAAGTGCAACGTTATACGAATCAGCTGGCAAAGTCGAATATTTTATTGATGATGTAGAAATAGAAACGATAATTGCAGGAAACCCAGGATCTCGTTCAACAAACGCAACTAGTATATCTTTTAAAGTTACTGAGCCATACAGTATGGGGTTATTTCTACAGGCATTACAAGTATCTGCGGCACGAGCTGGGCATGACAGCTATATCGGCTCGCCGTATTTACTTACAGTTGATTTTAAAGGTTATGACGAAGCCGGTAATTACATTCATGCTAGTAATTTACGTAGAATGTTTCCATTAAATTTTACAAATATGGAATTTGATGTAACAGAAGCAGGCAGTGTATACACAGTACAAGCAATACCTTTTCACGAAATTGCATTAACTGATGAAACGCAAAATACTCATACTGATGTAAGTTTTGCAGGGTCAACTGTTGCAGAAATGTTACAAACTGGTGCAAGAAGTTTAACACGAGTTTTAAATGATAGAGAAATTGCTGCTGAAAGAGCAGGTAAAGTAGCAAAAGGAAACCAATACGTTATAATGTTTCCGACTACAAGTTCTTCAGCTCAAGAATCGTCTCAGTTTATGATGGGCCAACCTGAACAAGCTGACGATACTGCAACTACTAGAGAATTTACGGACGAAGAAATACAAAGATATTATGTATCTGCAACAGGTAATACTGAAGGCAACGTTCCTGCAGATTATAGAAATGAAATAGCCAATGCAGCCGGCATATCTGTTAAAAGATCAAACCTTGGTGAAAACATTCGTGAATATGCAGAACGATTAACAACCATCAACGAAATAGGTCAATCTAAAATTGTTAATGCTAATACAGATGGCGGACGTCGCCCGATGCAAACTCCTACTAATGCTGAAAACGAAAATACTAGAGGTGAAATAAATTGCTGTTTAGTAAACCTAACAGGTGATATTAGACAAGCTACTTTTTCTTCAGGTAAAAAGATTCAAACTATTATTGAAGAAATTATTATAGTTAGTGAGTTTGGTAGAAGTATTGCATCTAAAACTCCTGATGCGAACGGTATGGTTTCGTGGTTTAGAATTGAATCACAAGTGTTTAATGCAGATTCGACACCGGAAGTAACTGCACAAACAGGAACGCCTGCAAGGGTATTTGTTTATCGAGTAATTCCTTATATGGTTCATATGAGTAAATTCCAAAGTGCAAGTGAAAGCAGTCCGGGTATACCTCAATTAAAAACCCAAGCAGCTAAAGAATACAATTATATCTATACAGGTAAAAATAAAGACATACTTGATTTTGATATTAATTTTAAAGCAGCGTTTTTTACTTCGATATCTGGCGACATGGGTCAATTAGGCGCAGACAGCAAAAATAGTGTTACACAAGAAGTTGCTGCCACTGGTCCAAATGCAACACCTGGCGTATCTAGAGGTAATCTACAATCCGGACAAAGAGGTAGAGTGCAATCTAGAATAGCAGGACCTAACAGATCAGACGGCGGCATCGGCTTGCTAAGTCCGGAGTCTAGAGTAGCTCGAGATTTCAACGAAGCATTAATGAATAGTCCTGTAGATTTAATTGCTGTAGATTTAACAATATTAGGAGATCCGTATTATATTGCTGATAGCGGTATGGGTAATTATAATGCACTACAAGTTCCGGGTATTTTAAATATTACAGGTGACGGTTCAATGAATTATCAAAACGGCGAAGTTGATATTGAAATTAATTTTAGAACTCCGCTTGATTACGGTCCTAACGGTTATATGGATTTTCCAGGCGGAGGTACTGCCCCGGTAAGTGAATTCAGCGGATTGTATCAAGTGTTGTTTGTAAGAAATGAATTTAGTAACGGAAACTTTACACAAACATTACAAACTATTAGACGACCACGACAAGACAGCATTACTGCCCCTGCAACATCTAGTCTTCTTAATACTAATACTCCTGGATCACAAATTTCGCCAACTAACGCTAATCCGCAAGTTGGCGCAAACTCAGAAGGTGATGCTGGCGAAGCAGCAGCAAGAGCAAATGTAAATGGTGCAAATACTGCTGACCCTGGTGTCATAACTAGTCCCCGTCCACAAAGTAGGCCAGATCCAGCAGCTGGCAGCACATATGACGATGCACCATTAAGGGCGCTTAGAGCAAGACAAGCAGCTAATGCCTCTGCACAACAACAATCAGGACCGTTCTAAGGAATAAACAATGGCAAGTCAAGATACTAGAACCCCAGAAGTACAACCCAAAGTAACACCGTTTGACGGTCCTGGACCGTTCATGGCAATTGTGCGCAATCATTTAGATACTGAATACATGGGATCTCTTGAAGTTGAATTATTAAAAACAACAACTGAAGGAAACACAACTGATGTTTCTGGAGAAATGGCAACAGTAAGTTACCTAAGTCCGTTTTACGGAATTACGCCATACGCTGGTACAAGCGACAACGAAGGATTTGATCACAGTCAAAAGAGTTACGGTATGTGGGCAGTTCCGCCAGATGTTGGATCAACTGTTTTAGTTATATTTGCAGAAGGAAATAAAAGCCGAGGATTTTGGATTGGTTGTGTGCAAGAAAAGTTTATGAACTTTATGATACCGGGTAATGGTAGTACAAAGAACAATAAAACAGATCAAGCTAAAATATTACCAGTAGGTGAATACAATAAACGAAATGAAACTGGGTCAGGAAATCAACCTACTACATTTTTAAAACCAGTTAATGATGATGCAGTTGCGCAGCTTACTCGAGCAGGATTAATCAATGATCAAATAAGAGGAACTACAACATCAAGTGCTAGACGAGAAGTGCCTAGTATGGTATTTGGTATGAGTACGCCGGGACCTTTAGATCGTAGACCAGGAAAACCTAGAGTTAAAGTAGGGTCTGATAATGCACAAACAGATATGCCTGCATCACGACTTACTGGATCTACATTTGTTATGGACGACGGTGACCCTAGTTTGTTTAGAAAAGGTCCAGCCGCAACAACTCCTAGTGCATATGCATCGTTAGCCGATGGTGGCGATCCTATGATTCCTGCTAATGAATTAGTAAGACTGAGAACTCGTACAGGGCACCAAATATTGCTGCATAATTCAGAAGATTTAATTTATATTGCACATGGTAGTGGACAAAGTTGGATAGAAATGACAGCACAAGGCACAATTGAAGTTTACTCAAAAGGAAATATTAGTTTTCATTCTGATAATGATATAAATTTTGATGCAGCAAAGAATATTAATTTTAAAGCTGGAACAAATGTTAATATAGTTGCTACTAATCAAATGGCAATGCAAACTGGCGCAAACTGGGATGTGCGTGTAGGAGCAGATGGCAGATTAACATGCGGCGGCACAAGTAATATTAGAAGTGCAGGCCATTATGAAACTGCTACGCCGATTCATATGAATGGACCTCCCGCAGCAGCAGCAGGCGTTGCAGGAGCACCGTCAACTGTGCCTGCAGGATCAGGAAGTGCAGCATCTGCGGCATCACAGCCAGCACCAGACACGTTTGCAGCTTGTGTAGCAGCAAATAGAACAGGAGCAGATACTGCTGACCCAGGATTTATTCCACCTAATGCTACTACAACAAGTACACCATCGAGAACAGGTGCAGATACTGCGGATCCTGGACTACCTACAACAACGGCGCCTACTACTGTTCCGCCACCGATATATTCAGGCCCAGGATCTTCAGTAGGAACAGGTGGATCAGCAACAGTTACGAGTACACCGTCAAGAGACGACCCACTTCCTTAAGGTAAATACAGTATGAGCACACTAGAGAAAAAACTTTATAAAGAAATTACAGTAAAAGGTAACACTCGTCCTGACTACGGTATAGGCGAAAAAACTTATAAAGGATTCTCTACGGTTAATCCTGATAACATCGGGTTTCAGTTGTATGATTTGCAAATTGTAAAACAAGATATTATTAACCACTTTCACATTCGTCAAGGCGAACTTCTTAGTAATCCTAATTTTGGTACAATTATATGGGACATTTTATATGAACCATTAACTGAAAGCCTTAAGCAGATTATTGCTGAAAATGTAACTACTATTATTAACTATGATCCTCGAGTTAGTGTTACTAATATTACTATCGATCAATATGAAAGCGGCATACAAATAGATGCAACGCTTGTATTTTTACCCTACAATATCGCTGAAAATATGCGACTAACGTTTGACCAAAACAACGGATTTTTAGCCAACTAATTATATACGTGGTTTATTCAAATTAATAAATACACTATAAGTTAGAGGAAAGC